ACAATCTCGTGAATCAGGAAGAAGGCGTCGATAATAATGAGCTAGTGACCAGTGCGCCAATACACGCATATGCCACTACTGCTGAGTTCGATCTAGATGACGGACATCAATTCAACTTTATCTGGCGTGTACTTCCTGATATCACGTTTGACGGATCTACAACAGAGTCACCGAGCGCCGTTATGACGCTATTGCCTATGCAGAACTCTGGCTCTGGATACAACTCCCCTGCTTCGGTAGGTGGGTCAAATGATGGTACGATTACGCGATCTGCTGTATTACCTATAGAGAAGTTTACCGGACAGCTTAATACGCGAGTTCGTGGGCGGCAGATGGTGATGAAGATAGAGTCTACCGAATCGGGTGTAACATGGCAGTTAGGCTCACCTAGGTTGGATATGCGGCCTGATGGACGACGCTAATGGCTGGAGACAATACCAGATATGACGTTCCGTTCCGTGCCCCAGCACTGCCCTATGCCCCACAGGTATACGATCAGGAGTCATTTGAGCAGTTTAATAATGTACTTCGGATATACTTTAACCAGCTAGACAACGCGCTGAGAAACGCTATGGCAGTCCAAGAACCGTACGAATTACAAGTATCGAAAGGTCAGATAGCTGGTGCTTCTACCTTGTATAAGTTTGGTACTAACCCAGATGTTAATGGCACTGAAGAAACGGTATGGAGCGTTGGTGGCGATTACCCGTGGCCCACTGCTGCGTTTACTGCGTTTATTAGTAGCTCAAGCACAGCAGATACTAGTGCAGGTACGGGCGCACAGACCGTAACCGTCGAGGGGGTAGACGAGAACTACGCAGCTCAAAGCATAACCGTCAGCATGAATGGGCAGACGCAAGTGCAGATTGGCGATGCTTCTGGTTGGTTGCGGGTTAACCGCATATTTGTTGCTACTTCAGGATCAGGCGGCACTGCTGCAGGTACCATATACGTGGCTAATAGCGGCGTTACTAGTGGGGTTCCGACCGGAGTAACGTACGGCCAGATCGTGCAGGGGGACAACCAGAGTCAGATGTCAGTGTATACCGTACCTGCAGGATTCACGTTATACCTTGACGATGTTACGTTTACAGCAGCTATCGCTTTGGCTAACAAAAATGTGACCGCTAAGTTTGTGACTAGGGACGTTGGCTCAAACACGTTTCGTACAAGGATCATACAAACGGTACAGAGCAACCTGCTTGTACTGCCGTTTCAGTACCCGCTGAGCATTGCAGAAAAGACTGACGTAGAGTGCCGAGCCAGCTCCGATACAATCAACGTAGTTGTCGGCGCATCATTTCAGGGGGTGCTAATAGCAGACTGATATGATGGTCGTAGATAGCAAAAAAGATAAAGTTTTAGCCCTTAAAGAATTACTGCAAGTGGTTGGGGGTAACATTGGTTTTGGGGCAGACGATAAAACCAAGGTCGTAGATCAATGCGTGAAGCACTTATATCAAATGGACGACTTTGTTCAGATAGGCAACACCATATTTATCTACGATGTGGTTAATGGGCGAGCTAATGGACAAGTGTTTAACGCAGATACTGGTAAGAATTTTATCGTAAATTGTGTCGCGTATTTTGGTAGACTGCAAGCCCACAATGTTACGCATTTCACGGCCGTGGCTGATTGTAGTATTCGTAGGTGTTTGTACATTTTTGGTAGATTGTTGAAGCGTACCGATTCAAAAATAACCATATTCCCATTACCAGATAAAAGTTACATGCATTTAATTGTAGGCTCCCAGAAACTTGTAGGGAGGGCACCTCAATGAGTTTATTAGCTAAACTACAAGCCGCAGGTGAAACAGCAACCTCTGCTTTAGGTACTATAGGAAACACGTTAGGACAGATACTCGAAGGCGGTATTGGTTCTTTCGGTACGGGAGCTGGGGCACCATCTCCTAACCCATTTTTTAGTCTTGATACAAGAAGGTTTTCTGCGGCTACAGGGGGTATACCTGATTCTGAAGATTTCAAAGGACAGGCAGAATCGCTTTTTGACCTACCTCCGGGTACGTTAACAGACGAAAATCTACCTCAAATACTCGGCACTTTACAACAGTTATACCCCCAAGAATTTTCTACGTTGATGCAAGTCACTACGGGGGCTAGTGAAAACGAAGTCCGTGCATGGGTTAACCGAACCGCGTCAGACTTAGCATTAGATATCCTTGGCGTGGATAGCATGCCTACGTATGGTACCGATGCTTTCACTGATTTCTACGAAGAATATGGCGCTATACTGCGTGGAGAAACTACTGAACGTAGTCAAACATATATAGAAGAAAAGAAGGTAGAAGTCGCAGCGGGGATTTTTGAAGAACTTGGTTACGAACCATCCCCGGAGCAACTTAGAGAAGCTGCTTTAGCGGATAACTACCCCACCGCAGAATCCATCGGGGCGTATATAGACCCGCTACAAGTTACAACTGATGAAGTAATAGAGAGGCTAGAGCGGTTAGGGGTAGACGTTGAAGCTCAAGCCGAGGCAGCAGGTCAAACTCCTGAAGAGTATGCAGAACAAGTAAAAGAGTCTGTCCCGCCGGGAGATGGTTCAGAAGCCGCCTTTGATGAATCAATGATAATGTCGTTAACGTCTACGGCAGCATCTGGGGGATTTAAAGAATCCATAACTAAACTCGCCACTGGGGTACGCAACTTGTTGTTTGGTACTGGCCCCGGAGGTAGACCTAAAACATGGCAAGAAATACTTAGGGAGCAGGTAGAAAAAAAATATTTCCCTAAATTTGAAGATCAGCTACCCGGTTTTCCGCTTGAAATTGTATTTGAACCCGGAGGTGCCTCCGCATCCAACCCGACTGGTGCGTTAGTTCGGGCAAACGTAAAAATCCCCGTGCCGCTTCCTGTAAATGGCCCTCCAATAGTTATCCCGTTATTTGATGAAAATGGTACTTATATAGGGCCGTCTACCCCTTCCGGGTTATTGGTAGACCCTGAAACAGGGATTATTACTCAGGTCAAAGAAGGTATAAAACAAACTGTTGCCCAAGTTACAGGGCAAACAGTGCAAATTCTTGGCGCTGCGGGAGAGGTAGTTAGATCTTTTCCGTTAGGGTTACTAGCAAACCCTGATTGGAAAGAAGGTGACCCCAACCCGTTTGAGCTAGAAGTTGATGAAGACGGAAATATTGCTCCCCAAGTAGACGAGAATGGTACCGCTGCTACAGGCTATGACCCCGAAACGGGTCTTCCTATATACGAACAATCCGATGATGATAAAGACGAAAACGATGAAGAAACGCCTACAACAGCAAGTCCTTATGATGTAGAACCGGGCGCTACAGATTCCGAAGCCGCAGAAGATTTTTACGGTAGTTTTCCAGATGATGTAGACCCCAATTCGTATGTAACGCAGCAACAACTTGCAGATGCTATCGATGCACTGGATATACCTGAAGATACAGTACGTACTGACGAAGAAATAAAAAACTTAGCTCAAGGCATCATAGACGAACTAGATTTACCTGAAGATACACAGATATCTGATGAAGATTTAGCTAGTGCAATAGGTACTTACCTAACGGATAACGGGTATATCGCTGGAGATGCTACGCGTACCGATACTGAAATAAATGATTTAATAGACACAGCTCTTACTGATTACGCTACTGTTCAGGGTGTACAAGACACACTAGATACTTACTTTGGAGAAGATGGCACTGTAACGGCTACATTGACTGCGCTTGGTTATGACACTGATGAGATAGAAGACATTCTAGGTACCCCTGCGGGATATGTAGACCCAATTACAGGAGAGGTGACTGAAGAGGCGACAGGGGTATTCGCTGCTATAGAAGGTGCGGCCACACCACAAGATATTATAAATGCAGTAGGTATACCTCCAGCCTATGATGACGCAGGTGAGTTAGTCGCTGGTACTGGTACGGGCTTATATGGCGAGATGCTTGACGCCGGTGCTACTATCAACGACATAGAAGAAGCCATAGGCAACCAAGATGAAGGTACAGGTCTATACGGCTATATTGATGCTGCTGTTAAAGACCTAGCCACCACTGAAGATGTAGAGCGAATCGTAGGTGTACCCGACCTCGATGAAGAAGGTAATCTAACAGACAAAAGTACCGGAGTATACCTTGAGTTTTATGAAGCGGGGCTAGACTACGATACCGCAATAGATCTAATTGGTACTCCTGATGACCCAAGCACTCCTAATGTAGATGAAGGTAGCGGGCTGTACGGGTACGTAGACCAAGGTAACCAAAGCGTACGAGATTATATAGACACCGTTCTCGGGGATGTACCCGGACAGGTTACATCGATATCGGGATTTTTAGGTACCCCCGGTGCAGAAGTAGACGATCCAGATACCGAAATAGATGAGACGCTACCTACCGGATTATTCGCTACTATCGAAGCAAATCGGGCTGCGGGCGAAACAGAACGTGACGCAATAATAGATGCGATTAACACGTTTACCAGCGATGGTCAGTACACGATAGAACAAGTTCTCACTGCTATAAGTGATAGCAACACTGACTTAAAGGATTTTATAGGTAGCCCCGGTGCGGATGTAGATGACCCAAATACTGATGTAGATGAGACTTTACCAACAGGTATTTACGCAGGTATTGCCGGTTCAGAATCAACTATTTTAGATGCCATATCAGAGTCAGAAGACAACACTGACGAATATCTTACCTATATTAGCAACATTATCGGTATCCCTGCTTCTGAGATAACACAAGAAGATGTAGATGGTATTGTTGGGCTTCTGGGCGAAGAAGAAGCCATTACCGAAATCAACAACGATATACGTCTGTATGACGCTAACTTTGATGGTGTTATCAACGATATTGACATTGGGTTACTGCAAGGGTTCGTTGATGCAGGGGTAGAGGGTGTAGGTGAAATCCCTGCCACAGGACTTTATTCAGATGCAGCACGCAGACAGTTTGAGTTACAAGGTTACATAGATGATTCAGCGGAAATAACGCAAGGGTTAATCGCGCAAGAAGGTAAGGACACGCGTCAACTTGTAGGTCAAACCGCTTTATTTAACGCTATGATGAGCGCGGGTGACGCTGGTGGACGTAGGGTAGATGTATCGACGCCTGACCCAGCAAGAATCAATTATATATACGACTTTTCAGATGTATTCGCTACACCCCAACAAAAAGGGTTATTCCCGTCACCTTATGGTGGCCCCCAACGTGCCCAACAGCAGCAAATTGCTCAAAAACGCAGTATCATGTCAGGCCCATTGCAGATCGGGGGTATGGCGCAAGGGGGTAAAGTAGACTATGATTTTACCGATGAAATCATGCAGATAATGTCTTATGGAGACAACCAATGAGTTTGTTTGATTACTACACTGACGCACTCGCCATAATGAGTGAGAATGCTGATCCCGACACGTTAGCGGGCCTAGCTGCGTTGCCTGAAGCACAGTTAATGTTTGGTAATACCTATACTACAGATACTTCTGCGGGCGGTGTAACAACTGACTCTAAGGGTAACGCAGTTTTTAGTATACCGGATTATTCTTTTGTCAGGTATGGAGTACCGGGAACATACAATCCAGATCGTCGTCCCGGCAGTCGAGGGCAGCGATACTTTACCGATTATGCGTATACCCCGCGTGGGTCAGAAGATGCCGCTCAAAGAGCATTTGCAGCACAAGCCGGACAATTACAAGGCGCTAATGCTGGAGTAATGACCCCTTACCCCGGCCCTGTTACACCCCCTGCTCCTACGGGTATGACAATGGCTGTCGATGGTAGTGGCCCCGCTTCAGGCGTAATTAACACTAACCCAGTATCTAATCAAGGTGGATTTTCTAATTTTACATCCCAGTACAAGTACGGTGGTATAGCTGCCCTAAATGGAGGTGGTGCCGCCTCTGCGTACAACAGGCGATATAATGGCTATTCTGCTGGTGGAAAACCTGCCAATCCGGGGTATTACCTAGGGGGCAGTACCGATGGTATGGCCGATAAGATCCCTGCCCGTATCGATAACCAGCAAGAAGCACGTTTGAGTGATGGTGAGTTTGTAATCCCTGCTGATGTAGTAAGTCATTTGGGGAACGGTAACTCCAATGCAGGGGCAAAAAACCTGTACAACATGATGGATAGAGTACGCAAAGCACGTACCGGGAATACAAAACAGGGTACCGAGATTAACCCTAACAAATTTATACCAAGTAGGTAACGATTATGGTAGATGGGCCAGTAGGTAGCGAAACTTCACGGACAAGTTCTTTAGCACCGTATGCAGCACCCTATGTAACTGAGATGCTTGGCAAGGGTCAGGCTCTTGCTAATCAGGGGTATCAGGCTTATACAGGGCCACTCACCGCTGGGCAATCTGCTGGACAACAAGCAGCGTTCCAAGGTGTAGCAGGACTTGCAGTACCCACTCAGCAGATGGGGGCTTTCCAGCCGCAGCAGTTCACAGCGCAAGCGGCACAGGACTACATGAATCCATACCTTCAAGCTGCGTTAGACCCGCAAATTGAAGAAGCACGACGACAAGCACAGATATCTAGGCTTGCTGACGCAGGGCGATTGACCAAAGCTGGTGCCTACGGTGGGTCACGCCAAGCTATTATGGAGTCTGAATTAAGCCGCAACCTCGCGCAGAACCTAGCAGGTATTACAGGTAAAGGGTACCAAGACGCCTATAGTCAGGCTATGAACCAATTTAACGTTGAGCAGGGTAGGCTACAGACAGCCCAAGACGCTGCCAATCGGTATGGTTTAGAAGCGTTAGCAGCACAAGCTAACCTTGGCGCACAAGAACGCGCCATTGAACAGGAAGGCATAACCGCAGATCTAGCGCAGTTTGAAGAAGAACGTGACTTCCCGTACAAACAAGTACAGTACCAACAGTCGTTGCTGCAAGGGTTGCCTATCGGCGCACAGCAGTATAGCTACCAAGAACCCAGTGCATTAAGCGAGTTTATAAGTGGTGCTGGTGGTATCCTTGATCTGTTTAGAGGGTGGGGAGGGGACAAATAATGGCTATGAATCCGATGGGTGGTATTGACCAACAAATTACTCAACGCGCTGCTAGGATGAAGAATGACCCTAACGCGTTAATGCAACAGTATGGGCAGAGTAAAAACATCCTTGACTTGATCGCAGCTCAACGTGCCGCAGAGAAAGTACAGAAGGAAAAACAACTTGCCGCGTTGCAGATGCAGGGTAACCCACCGACTGTAGCTGACCAGTTAGAACAGACGCTTATTGCCTCTGAAAAAGAAAAGATGGCACCTGATCTAGCGGGTATGAAGAACTTGCGTGACCGCACTAAAGGCGTAGCTGGCGTACTTGCACAGAAGCAACGGCAACAACAGCAGCGTATGCAACAGCAAGGACAGCAACCACAACGCCCACAAGGATTACCCTCACAACCTGCACCGAATCTGAATCGTATGTACAACGGCGGTATTGTTGGGTTTGAAGAAGGTGTCTATATACCCACGGAAGAAGATATAGATGCCGTTATTAGAGAGCGAGGGTTACGAAGCGCCACCCGAGAGTCAGTAAGAAACATGCTGATTAGGGAACAAAAACTGGCAAAACAAAGAGAAGCTGTAGGTGGTTTCTTTTCTGGTATTGGAGAACGCGCATTAAGACAGAGGGCTGCACGCCAAGAAGCGATAGGCGAAGCACCAGCTAGAGGTATACGACCTACAAGACCAGAAGAAGTCATAGAAACCGAATCCGTCACAGAAGTTATGCCTACCGGTGGTGTTGATTTAGCCGCACAAAGGCGAGCACAAGATTTAACTGATGCAGTGAATGCGGAACAAAGACAAATGGCCGCCGCTAGAGAACCTGATGTAGCCGCTGCCGCCGCTGCTGAACAACCACCTGCTCCCGTTGAAACTGATGAAATAACAATGGAAGAGATAGTCAGAATGGCAGGGGGTGCACCACAAGCACAAGCACCAGCACCAGCAACACCGCGTCAAGCTGCGCCAACTAGTGGTGCCCCAGTACCTGACTTCTTACTTAATAGGGAAGAACAAGGTAGACGACGTATAGCTGAAATAGGCGATAACGCTATGGCCGCAGGTATCTCAGGACTACCCACTGGCCCGTTAAAAACTTTAGAAAGAGGCACTCAAGCTCCAGAACTGTTGCGTCGTAGAGCTACTACCCCGTTAACATTAGCCCAAAGATACGAAGCGTTAGAAAGAAAACAACTTGAGGATCTTGAAAAAGATGAAGCAGGTTTAACAGATACCCGCAGTAATACCAGAAGGTTGCTTGACCGTCTTACTGACGCCGCTATTAATGCGTCTAAAAGACCTGCCGCTACTAGCAATAGGGGTGCACTTGCCAGCTTTGGGTTAGGTATCAGTGAAGCTGTAAGAGCTGAAGAAAAAGAACGTAAGGAAGGTTTGGCTGGTATTAGAGAACGTCGCAACGCTTTGTTAAAAGCAAAACAGGACAGAGAGTTAGCTAAAGCTCAAATATCACAAGGTGAACGTGGGTTGGATATCCAACAACAGCGTGCTAGTACAACAGCAGAACAAGTAGCGGGTATGCTTGGAATTAACCAAAGTAGGTTGGATTTAGATGCAAAAAGACTTGGTATGGATGTTGAAAATTTCGCAGCAGAGATAGCGCAAGCGAGTAGGCAATTTGACCAGTCTATGGCTTTTAAGATTCTTGACGCTAACGCTCAAAACAGATACAGAAAACAAACCGCTGAACTGAAAGGGCAGGAGCTTGCGTTACAGAGAGAAATGCTAGAAGCCAAAACTGATGCTCAAAAAAGTAACGTGCAGAGTAAGGTTGTGACCGCAATAAGTGAAGTGAACAGTAACGCACAAAACTCAATAGAGGATGCTCGTCAAGCAATTAACCTATCTACAAATCTTACTAGTGCAGAAAAAACAGAGCAGTTTGAAGAAGCCAAACGTAGGATTAATGGCGACAAACAAACGCTGATAAACGCATTGAAAGGGATAGGATCTAGTTCAGGTCTTGATTTATCTGGGCTAGGTGCGCCAGATGTAACGACCGCACCTCTAACAACAAGTGAATTAGCCGCCGCTGCTAAAGCAGAGCTGGGTTAATGTTGTAATGGCAGGTCTTAGAGAATATGCGGAATGGATCATAGATAACCCTGACAAAAAGGGTACTGAAGACTATGAAACTATCGCCGCTGCCTTTAATAAACTAAATGCGGAAAGAAAAGAAGCTCTGCAAGAAGATACCACTGCATTAGGTCGTGGTTTATCCCGTGGTGTTGATGTTGCGGGTCGTGGCTTTGGTTCTGCCCTTGAAGGTCTAGGTTCAGTAACTGACATAGAAGCGTTAGAGAAGTTCGGCGCTGAAATGGTTGCCGAAAACGAAGCCCAACTAGCCGAACAAGAAGCGGTGGCTACGCGTTTGGGTGACGTAGAAGGCGTTGGTACTGGGCTAGATTATTTCCTTGAAACCCTTGGCGAAACTGCGCCGCAGACTGGCCTTAGTTTAGGTGCTGGCGCTGCGGCTGGTGCTGCGGCTGGATCTTTTGTGCCGGGGATCGGTACTATTGTTGGTGGTCTTGCTGGCGCTGCCTTGTCACAAATACCGTTCTTCTACGGTAATAACCGTGAAGCCCAGAAAGAAGCTATACAGCAGGGACTTCGCGTCGAGATGAGCGAAAGTGCTGCATTCCTAAACTCGTTACCACAAGCTGCCCTAGATGCCTTCGCTGAACGGTTGATGGTAGGTCGGCTATTACCCACACAAAAAGCCATTCGTGCAGGTGGGTTATTCACTCGCGTCACTAAAGGTGCTGGTACCGGTGCCGCTGTCGAGGTACCTACTGAACTTGGTCAAACATTAATCGAACGCGCACAAGCTGGACTAGAGCTTGACAGCGAAGAAGCCGTAGACGGATACATTGAAACAGCCGTTGCCGCTGGTCTGATCGGTGGTACGTTGGGTGGCGGTGCCGCAGGTATTAGCAGGGACTCGCGTGCGGTTGAAGCAGAACAACGTGCTATTGTTGAACAAGAGGAACAAGAAGCTGCTGATGCTGCTGAAACCGCAGAAATTGAAGCTCTACTTGCAGAGGACGCTGCCGCTGATGATGCCGAAACCGCAGAGATTGAAGCATTACTCGCAGAAGACGCTGATGCTGCTGAAACCGCAGCTATTGAAGCTCTACTCGCAGAAGACGCTGCTGCCGATGAAGCTGCTGCCGCTGAAGCTGATGAAACCGTAGGTAGATCCCCAGTAGCGGCTACTATAGAAGAGGAAAAAGAAGATTCTGAAGCTCTAACGGTACCACCCGTAACACTAGAACAAGATCCTGCAAAACAACGATACAGTATTCTACAGCAGGTTATAGAAGACACTCCGACTAATAATTACACTACATTACAACGTGCTTTTGCTAGGCGGTTAGCTGAGATGGGCGTTGCCGACACCGCAATAACAGAAGCGGAAAGAAACACCATCGTTAGCGCAGTCAACGTGCAACGAGCACCTGAAGAAGTAGAGTCGCGTGGGCCAATGACGGTGAGGACTATCGAAGATACTTCTGTTGGTACCGCAGAAATTGAAGAACGCATACCAGAACGTGCACCTACTACCCCAACGGATACGGCTGGGTCTGAAGTAGCGGTAGAACCTGAAGGAGCGGTAGAACCTGAAGTAGCTGTTGATGAAGTAGCTGTTGATGAAGTAGCTGTTGATGAAGTAGCTGTTGATGAAGTAGCTGTTGATGAAGTAGCTGTTGATAATGTAGCTGTTGATGATGTAGCTGTTGATGATGTAGCTGTTGATGATGTAGCTGTTGATGATGTAGCTGTTGACGAACCTGATGTAACGCCCCCTGCTGCACCAACGTTTGAAGTAGATACCGCTGCGTCCAAGAAGAGTGCTAACTACCCACTCAACCCCAAATTCGAGTTCAAACCCTATACCGTACTTATACCGGGGAAACCTACGCGGTTTTACACCCGTAAGTCCACTGCTGAAAGGATAGCCGGTAAAGAAGGTGGTACGTTAGTTGCCACTGCTGAACTAAACGAAGAACAGACGGACACACTAAAAAACATACAGAATATAGAACAGTTGTTCGCTAGTGTTGAAACACAACGAAAAGCTGCGGGAGAAAAACCCGAAACGTTAGAGTTCGACCCCAAAGATGTTAGCTGGACTAGACTCGCAGGTTTTGACCCTATTTGGGGTAATAAGGATATTGCCCTACGTGTAGAGTACGTTGGTGAGGCCAAGACAAAATTGTTTATCCCCATGAAACAGCGGGATGGTAAGGTAGAAAGGTATAACGTACGTAGGGTATATGATGTATCAAACCCAACAACTTGGAGTAAGGTATTCAGTGCAACAGAGCTTGCGGAGTTAAGAGAAGCCAAAAGAAAAGCCATCGCTATAGATGAAGCGGAGCATAGACGTAACCCTGACGGGCCTTTCCAGCAAGGGGTTACTACATCGTTCTCTACCAATTTCCCCAAAGAACTTGCGAATACCGCGCAGCAGTTTATATCGTTGCTGGGTTTAAAAGACCGTGTTTACATAACAAC